TGCTTATACACACTCTGGACGTACTGATGCGAATGGTGGTCATTATGATCGCAAAAATGGTGGTTATCACTATCATAACAAGGGCAGAGTTCCAAAGCGAACCATTACACCAAGCCGGCCCACTACACCAAGTCCAATATTTACACCAAGCCGAACCACTACACCAAATTTGAATATTCACAGGTTAACTGATGCAAATGATAGGTATTTTCCGACTAAGTTAGAATGGCTCACGCTTGATTTGAATGCGAAATATAACGTAGGAAATATTTCTGCGAATGGTAGTAGTTATATTGGTCTATTTCTTCCAAATAAAAACACGGGAGCAGTCGTCATTGAGTTAACTTATGGGGGAAATATGTCTTTGTCGGATCGGAACAAACTCATTGACATCATGAAAAGTGCTGTGAAATTAGAAGCCTTACGTTATGGATGGCAGGATTGGGTGAAAACCGAAGTTAAAACGAAACGAAGTGATTAGTATAGAAGTTGATAACAAAGGTACTCCCCACCGAAAAAGCATCGAGAGCGAAAGCATGCCTACTTTCGGACTCTGAAAGGAAATTTGAAAACGGTTTTCCTATATGACACCACAATACAAAATCACCGTCGACGGACGCGATATAACCGACATATTAAAAAAGGATCTCACTCGATTGTCTGTAAAAGACAAAATCGGGGTCTCCGCAGATACGCTGGATCTATCGATAGCTTTTGATGGTAGCTTCGCAATTCCCCGCGCAGGTGTTACCCTCGAAGTCGATGTCGGCTATCAAGAACAAGGGCTGTGGGAGGTCGGTAAGTATATCGTCGAAGAAGTTAGTTTATCTGGGGTGCCAGATGTGCTAAGCATTCGAGGTGTCTCTATGCCTGAATCACCACAAGCTTCTGTTGATTCGCTACAAGGGTCAACGGACAGAACATGGCAGGCACACGAAATCGATGGAACAACTTTTGGTTCTGTTGTTAGTTCGATTTGTGCGAATGCAAAATTGACTGCAAAAATCGCACCAGAACTCGCCAAAATTCCAATGCCGTTTACTGCGCAAATCGGGGAAACGGATGCCGAATTCCTTATGCGCATCACACTGCTCCGAGACGGCATCATAAAGTATCACGGCACTGAAGTTATTTTTGAAGTTAAAGACAGTGAAAAGCTCGGTGATATGGACATAGATCGTACCGAGTGCACGTCCTATAATTTTACTTTTGCTGAAAGAACGAAAATAGAATCGGTGATTGCGAAGTATCAGGACACTGAAGCAGGGCAAGTAAAAAAGTGGACGGCAGGGCAGGGCAAGCCAAGAAAGGTAATTCGTACCGTTTATGCTGATGAAATAACAGCCAAAAACGCTGCGGAAAGTCTACTGAAAAAACTAAAACGCAATACCGTACAAATAAACCTAAGCCTACCCACCAAACCAGGATTGTTTGCAGAAATGAAAATTAACTTAACAGGGTTTGGTGATACATCGCTCAATAATCAATATATCATTGAAGAAGTGCGGCACACTTACTCCATGAGTGAAGGACTTATAAGTGAAATCACAGGACAACAAAGAGCCTAAAAAAACACGTGGACGCAAAACAACACTTACCCCTCTTTGGGCTAAAAAAGATGGTACCCCTGTAACCCAAACTGAATTGGGTAACATCTTGCACAAGGACACTCGTGAAATAAGACAACTGATTCGACACATGCCCGATTATGCCCGCAACGATCTTCCGCGGGCAATAGAATGGATCCATACCAAAGACATTTTATTAACGGACGAAGACGGTAATAAAATGAAAATGGTGGACATTAAAGAGGAAAAACTCTTTCACGATACACGGAAATCAAAGCACGATGCAAACAGATCTAAGATATCTGAGGAGCGAGAGGATTTAGAGATGGAGATAACTCGAGGTCACTACATCCTAAAATCTGATGTTATCAACAGAATTGCAGAGATTAGTAAGGAATTCCAATCGATGTTGTTTGCATTTCCGGGTCGCGTTGCCTCCCAGCTTGTGTCTGCAAAATCAGCAACTGAAGTAAAATCCATCCTAAAAGATGAACTGAAAAAAATCACCAAAGAGATTGATTCGTGGCAAATTTTCAAATAACACCTCCCGAAGAAATACCACCAAGTGACTGGGCTGAAGAAAACATCATGATTCCGATTGGCAATGCACGCCCCGGTCTCATCTCGTTTACGGATGTCGCATATCAACGCGGCATGATCGATATTGGTGAAGATCCCAACATTCAACGCGTTACTTTCATGCTCGGTGCGCAAACTGGGAAAACGATGACGTCTCTGTCAAATTTGGGATACTACACCATGCACAAGCCTCGCAGTCAGATTGTGATGATGCCAAGTCAGGACGATTTGAAAGTATGGATAGAAACAAAATTCAATCCGATGGTGGATGCGAATATCGGACTTAAGGGATGTTACGCTATTCCGCGCGGTCGCGACGGTGTGAACAATCAACTGATGAAAACTTTTAAAGGCGGGTGGCTGATGTTCGCATGGGCAGGATCGGCGAAAACAGCACGTGGTAAATCTGCACCGATTATTATTTGCGACGAGGTAGACGGATACACCTATACAGCTGAGGGGCATCCAGTTGATTTGTTATGGGAGCGGTCGGCTACGTTTGGTGAGGATAGATTGATTATGATTATGTCTACACCGACGATACGCGGTAAATCGTACGTGGAAAATTCATTTCTACAGGGAGATCAAAGGTATTTTTATATCGTATGCCCACACTGCAACGATCGACACCGCATCATCTGGAGTGAGCAAACGGTAAGGTGGGATGAGGGGAATCCAAAATCTGCTCGATTGCATTGCCCCAAGTGCGATACTGGATTCAACGATTATGAACGTATCGCTATGATACGAAATGCAGAAAAAGAAGGTGGCGGTTGGGAGGCATCGAAACCGACCTCCAATCATGCATCTTTTCATCTTAATTCGCTTTATAGTCCGCTGCGTCGATTGTCAGATATTGTTGAGGTCTATGAAAAAGGAGTTCAAGATAACGATTTACAAGCATTTACCAACACCATCCTCGCAGAAGCTTGGGAGGAAACTGGTGAACAGGGTGACCATGAAGGGCTTTACTCACGTGCAGAGATCTATGAGGCTGAGGTTCCAGACGGAGTTCTGATATTAACAGCTGGTGCAGATGTTCAAGCTGATAGAATTGAATATGAAGTTGTCGGCTGGGGTGAAGGGGAACAATCATGGTCAATCGATTATCAGGTGATTTACGGGGACACCACGCAGATGGATGTGTACAAAGATTTCTTTAAGGAGGTAAGCCGTAGCTATCAAACAAAAAAAGGGGATGCAGTTGTGGTGTCTGCTGTCGGCATCGATTCAGGATACAATACGGGGAAGGTTTATGATGCACTGCGGTTTGCTGGGAGATCTCCGATGTATTTCGCATTGAAAGGAAAAGGGGGATGGAACACCGAGGAGGTTCGTCGTACCAGTCGAGCGAAAATTGAACGCGGGAAGTGGCGACCCGAAATTATTACGGTTGGGGTGGATGAAATAAAAAGAACAATTATGCGACGGTTGAATCTCAATGAACGCGGTCCAGGATATTGTCATTTCCCGGATGATCGTGACCTGGATTATTTTCTGCAACTCACTGCTGAAGTCTTGATAAAATCGAGGCGGGCAGGATACTCTGTTGAGACATGGGAAAAAAGGTATGAACGGAATGAAGCACTCGATTGTCGAGTTTATGCTTATGCAACTTTGCGGATTGTTTCTCCGAAACTCGACGGTACGGCGGGTATCGGGACGCAAAAGAAAAAGAAAAGGGAATTACGAAAGGTGCGTAACCCTTATGTTTGATTAAACTCCTTTTTCCTTGCTTTACGCTCCCGCTTCTCGGCTGCGCGTCTTAGATAGTATGCGTCAGAGGCTTCTTTGCGTTGGGATTTTGTTGGATGAGTGGATGGACGGACAGGGAACGGACCCACATGATATAAATCCGACGATTCAAGAAACGGAACGGTATGTAAT